GTGAACATCGGGCTAGTGCGCGGCGACGACATTGGTACGATGAGCCGAGCAGTACGCAGGCAGCTGGTCATCACGAAGTCGCAGGCCGAGTCAGTCACGCGCACGGCAGTCACTCACGTGTCTGCCCAGGCCCGCGAGGAGACGTACGACGAGAACGACGACGTAGTAAAGGGCGTGAAGTGGGTGTCGACCCTCGACTCCCGCACGTCGAACGTCTGCAAGTCGTTGGACGGCAAGGTGTTCAAGGTGGACGAGGGCCCCCGCCCTCCGGCGCACTTCAACTGTCGATCAACAACGACGCCGATCCTCAAGTCTTGGGAGGAGCTCGGCATCAAGGCCCGGGACCTGTCGCCCGCCACGCGTGCTAGCATGAATGGGCAGGTCCCCGCGGACCAGACGTACCAAGACTGGCTCGAGGAGCAGCCTGCATCTGTGCAGGACGCCGCACTCGGCCCGGGACGAGCGAAGTTGTTCCGAGAAGGTAAGATCACCGTTGACGAGCTGGTGGATGAGAACCTCCGCCCGCTCTCGTTGGAAGAACTGAGGCGTGAAGCCAGGGCCGCGTGACGCGACCCGGAAAGGATAGCAATGGCGAAGGCAATCGTGACGAAAGAAGAGTTCGGCTCGCTCAACCCCGTGCTCCAGTCGGAGTACGCGCCGGTTGAGGGGTCGGAGACGTATCAGCTCAAGGTGGACCCGGTGAACGGGCTCCAGCTCGCTGACGTTGGCAAGCTGCAGGGCGCTCTGACCAAGGAGCGCGACAACGTCAAGACCATGAGCGCGAAGCTCAAGGCCTATGACGGCATCGACGTGGCCGCGGCGCGTGACGCGCTGGAGTTCAAGGCGAAGTACGACAGCGGCGAGCTGCCGGAAGACGCCAAGACTCGGCTCGCGGAGAAGGAGAAGCAGCTGGCCCAGAAGTTCGAGGACCAGAGGAAGCAGATCGAGGCAAACCTGGGGACCGAGCGTACGCAGTTCAAGGAGCGCGAGACCAAGCTCCTGACCGAACTGACGGACGCGAAGGTCAAGTCGGTGGTCCGCGCGGCTATCGCCTCCAGCCAGGGTATCCCCGAGTTGCTCGAGCCGCTCGTCTCGTCCCGCGTGAAGCTGGTCGAGGAGGACGGGAAGTTCGTCACGCACGTCATCGGCGATGACGGTCGTCCGCTGCTGAGCCGCAAGCCCGGCAGCTCGACCGAGCCCATGCCGATCGACGAGTACGTGGGGATCCTCAAGTCCAAGACGGAGTTCGCGGGTGCCTTCCGCGGCAGCGGATCCTCCGGCGGCGGTTCTGCCGCCGGCGGCAACAGCAATGGCAATGGGAACAACGCGTCCGGCGGCAAGATCACGCTCACGCGTGAACAAGCCAAGGACGTGCGAACGTATCGCGCTGCTCAGGAGCAGGCCAAGAAGGCCGGCGCTGAGCTCGTGATCATGGAGACTTGATCATGCCGAATACCCTTGGCGTTTACAATCCGATCTTCTACGCGCAGGAGGCCCTCGTCCAGCTCGAGAACGTGATGGGCCTGGCGAACCGCGTGTACATGGGCTACGACGAGGAGCGCCGCTCCTTCGGTCGTGGCGAGACGATCAACATTCGCCGGCCCAGCTCGTTCGTCGCGCAGAACGCTCCGTCGAGCGCCCAGGACGTCAACACCGATACGGTGCCCGTCACGCTGGCCTACTGGAAGGAGGTCAAGTTCGCGCTGACCGACAAGGAGCTGGCCTTCACGCGCGAGCGCATCATCCAGGACCACATCCGCCCGGCGGCCGTGGCCCTCGCCGACGTCATCGACCAGACGCTGGCCGCGCACTACATCGACATCCCGTGGCAGTACGACGTGGGCACCACGCCGGGCGTCGTCGACATCACCACGCCGCGCCAGATCCTCTTCGACAACAAGGTGCCGCTCAACGACCCTAACATGATGCACTACATGATGGACGGGTCGCTCGAGAACGCGTTCCTCCAGCTGTCGGCCTTCTCGCAGCAGCAGGGCGCGGCTGACCGCGGCGTCACGACCCAGTTCAACGGCAACCTCGGCACCAAGTTCGGGTTCAACCTCTGGGCGAACCAGAACACGCCGACCCACACCGCTGGCACTGGCACGATCACGACCCCGGCCGTGAACAACGTCGCAGGCTACGCGGCTGGCACTTCCACTCTCAACATCGACGCCGCGGCCATCACCACCGGCACGCTCAAGAAGGGCGACTCGCTCAAGTTCTCCGGTCACGCCCAGGCCTACGTCCTCACCGCGGACCCCACCTTCACCGCCAACGCCGGCAGCATCGCCATCAGCCCGCCGCTCAAGGCTGCTGTGGTTGACAACGAGGCGATCACCTTCATCCGCAACACCGGCAAGCAGGGCCTCGCCTTCCACCGCAACGCGCTGTGCCTCGTCACCGCCCCGCTGTCCGAGATGGGCAACGGCCGCGGCGCCGAGATCGCGTCGATCCAGGACCCGATCACCGGCCTGTCGCTCCGCTCGCGCATCTACTACGACGGCGACAACAGCAAGGTGAACGTCGCGCTCGACGTCCTGTTCGGCACAAAGGTGCTCGACCCGAACATGGCCGTGCGCGTCAATATCTAACCCAGACCGGGGCCTGCGAAAGCGGGCTCCGTTTATTCCTCTTACAGAAAGGAGACACGATGCTGATTTCGATGAAGAGCGAGTGCGGCCGAGAAGTCATGGTCGCGCCGAGCGAGGTCGATGAGTACACGGAGCTGGGCTACGCTCGCACTGACGGCCTCGTCAAGGAGGCCGAGGATCCCGCGGTCATCGCTGGACGACTCGCCTACGCAAAGGCGCTCGAGTCCGGCAAGACAGACGAAGAGGCGAAGGCTGCCCAAGAGGCGGCGCAGGCCAAGTTTCCCGAGACCGATGACTCGAGCGAGTCGGAGGAAACCAAGGACACGAACGCCGACAACTCTGACGATACGGGCGGGTCTGACGGGTCCGAAGACCGCGGCTGATATATCGACCCGTCCGACAGGCTGACGCATCTAGAGGTCACTAAACCTCAAAGGAAACCAACGTGGCCCTAACCATCGAAACTGGTGCTGGCGTACCCGGAGCCGACTCTTACCAGTCGGTCGCGGATGTACTCGCCTATCTCCAGAAGTTCGACCCGGAAGGGTTCACGGCCTTCAACGCGTTGGCACTCAGCGCACAGGAGGTCGCGGTCCGACAGGGCGCGGCCTTCATTGACGACAGGTATCGCAACCGATGGAAGGGGCAGCGCTTGCACGAGACCCAGGGCCTTGCTTGGCCGCGCGCAGGCGTGACGGACTTCGACGGGTTCTGTCTCGACGCGAACGTGCTCCCGCCTAACTTGCTCAAGGCCCACGCTGAGGCTTCGCTACGGGCCAGCACTGAGGACCTGCAGCCAGACGTCGGCGTCGAGCGCGGGATCGTCCGCGAGCGCAAGAAGCTGGACGTGCTCGAGAAGGAAGTCGAGTACGCGGGCAGCAAGCCAACCGCGGTGCGATACACGAAGATCGACCGCCTGCTCGCGGACCTCATCGCCTCAGGAGACGCCGTTGAACGAGGCTGATGCATTTGCACCGGACCTCGCGATCGAGCTCATCGATGAGTTCGGAACCGCGGGTAAGGTCACCGTGCCGGCGGACACCGGCTTCGACGTTACAGAGGGCGAGGCCTGCGAGCTGGCGCCGTCCGAGGTCGACGTCGTCATCACGCCTCCTCAGCGGTATAAGAAAGACTTCTTCGACGGCGACGTAAAGCTCGCTGACGTTTCCTACTGCTTCATCAAAGGGAACGTGACCTTCACGCCGAAGCGCGGGATGCGCGTGACAGTATCTGGCCGCAACTGGTCCGCCGTCCGTGTCGACCCGCTCATCAGCGGCGTGCAGACCGCGGCGTACCGAATCTTCCTCACCGCATGAGCAGACTTGCACGATCCACGGCCCAGTTCAACGCGGCGCTTGAGCGCTTCGCGAAGAAGGTCGTGCCGGAACGAGTCGTGCTATTGCAGAAGAAGGTCGCGTTTCAGGTACTCACGGGCGTCGTCTTGAAGACGCCGGTAGATACAGGCCGTGCCCGTGGCGGTTGGCAGCTCGATGTAGGCGCAGTCAGTGGGGCGCCTGACCGTCTTGACAAGGACGGGTCTGCGATCTTTGCTGACGCGGCAAGGAAGCTTGGCGCGTTGAAGTTCGGTGAACGAGTAGCGATCAGCAACAACGTCACCTACATCATCTACCTTGAGAACGGCTCGTCCGACCAAGCGCCGCAGGGCATGGTGGCGATCACCCTCGATGAAGTGCGGAGCCAGTTCACGTGAACCAAGACATGAACAAGCTCATGCGCGCTCGCTACAAGGCAAAGGTCGTCGACCTTGAGGACGTGCCGACGCAGTACGACAACCAGTCAGACTTCGAGAAGCCGGACAACGAAGACTGGGTGCGGATGAACATCCGCCCAGCAGCCTCCGTGCAGGTCGACATCTGTCCTGGGAAGCCCCGCTCGAGGACGACGGGCTCGATCATCTTCCAGGTGTTCAGCCCGATCGGCAAGGGAGACGCGAGCGCCATAAAGCTCGCCGACCGCATCAAGTCGGCGTTCCGCATGGTGACCGCTGATGGCATTGTGTATTCAGAACCGACGATCACGACCGTCGGTGTAACACAAGCGTGGTGGCAAGTCAACGTGACGTGCCCCTTCCAGTACGACGAGATCGTGAACACGGGAGACTGATCATGTCTGACGCGAATCGTGTCCTCCTGTCGTACGGGAAGGAAGTCTCGTACGGCCTAACCCCTTCTGTGGCGTTCCAGGCGCTGCGCTTTGTCAGTGACACGCTCGGCCAGGACACCGAGACGACGACGTCGCAGGAGATCCGCTCTGACCGGCAGGTGTCGGACGTCATCCGCACGAACCTGTCTGCCTCGGGCGACGTCAGCGGTGAGCTGTCCTACGGCACCTACGACGAGTTCATCCAGGCCGCGCTGCTCTCGGCTGACTGGACGACCGCGAGCAGCATCGTGACGTCGGTCACGAACCTGACCTTCGCAGCTGCTGGCCAGACCGTCACATCGGCGACGGACGAAGCATTCGCGTCCCTCACCGTTGGTGCGTGGGTCACCATCATCCATGTCAGCGGTACGAACGTCGCGGCTAACCGTGGCACGTTCCGCATCTCGGCGATCCAGAGCTCGAACCCGGGCACGCTGGATAACAACCGGCTCGTGCTGGAGCACGGCCTCACGTCGATCGTGGACGAGGCCTCGGGCGCGACCCTCACCGTCCAGCTCGAGTCCCAGGTCACGAACGGCACGACGCTGCGGTCGTACAACATCGAGAAGGGCTTCCTCGATCTGTCGAACATCTTCGAGCTCTACTCGGGCATGTCGGTCGACACGTGGAACCTCACCATCGCGCTCAACTCGATCGTGAACACCGGCTTCGGGTTCATCGGCAGCAAGGCCGAGTCGAAGACTTCGTCGAGCTCGACGGGCAGCATCGTCGCCGCGCCGAGCAACCCGGTGCAGAACTCGATCGACAACATCGCCCAGATCAAGGACGCGTCAACCGGGTCCGCGAACCTCTGCTTCCAGAACTTCACGATGGACCTCGCGAACAACCTGCGAGCCCGCGGCTGCATCGGCCGCCTGGGCGCCGCGTCGATCGGTTCCGGCTCGATCGGCCTCACCGGCACCGTGCAGGCGCTGTTCGAGTCGCACGCGATCATCGACCAGTACCTGAACTTCACGACGTCCTTCCTCATCAACCGCTTCCGGGATTCGAGCAACAACCGCTACATCCTCGACATCCCGGCGATCAAGTACACCAACGCCCGCCGCGTGGCTGGCGGCATCAACACCGACGTGGTCGCGGACCTGTCGTGGACAGCCTTCCGCAACCCGACCATCGGTCACACGATCCGCGTCGTGCGCATCCCTGGTCCGTAAGGAGACAGCATGGGCTTCAAGATCGAGAAGCTCGCGACCGACGCGAGCAAGGAACTCACTGGTACGTGGACGGAGGACCTGGGCGACGGGCTCAAGCTGCTCGTGGCCCGGGAGGGCAACGTCAAGTACAACGAGGAGATGCGCCGCGCCGTCAAGGCCAAGATCGGCGCCTCTGGACTCGGCGACGCGAGCGCGGAAGACATGGCGGAGGCCGCCGCCGACGTGTACTCGCGCTGCGTGCTGCTCGGGTGGGAGGGACTTGAGGAGGACGGTAAGACCCTCGAGTACTCGCCCGAGACGGCAAAGCGCCTGCTCAAGACGTACCCTGACTTCTTCCGCATCGTGCAAGGTCAGGCCCGCCGAGTTGACCTCTTCCGCACGAAGAGGATGCTCGAGGCGCAGGGAAACTCACAAAGCGGCTCCGATGGTACTTGACGTGGGGCAAGCACGTTGAGTACTTTGAGCTCCTCGAGAAGAGGGGCCAGCGGACGCCGCTGCGTGACCTACCGCGGCTCGATGACGAGCTGATGCCGGTCTGGGACGCGTTCACCTTGCTGAGCAACGCGCGACCGGTCGGCTGGTCGGCGGGCGCCATCCCGGCGACCGAGATCGTGGCTATCCTCGATCTCTACTGCATGACAGACGTAGAGGAGCGGCTCGAGTGGTTCACGCTCATCCGCGCCATGGACTCGGCTTTCCTCAGTCACAAGTCTGAGGAAGAACCGAAGAAGGAGGAACCGGCTCATGGCCGACGTGGCTCGCCTACAAGTGGACATCGACCCTTCAGGGGCAGTCCGCGGCGCGGCAGCCGCTGAGCGCTCGATCGCCAGTGTGCGGCAAGCCGCCTCACAGGGTCGCAACGAGTTCGGCCGGTTCCAAGGTGCATCACTCAGGCTGGGAACCGGCCTGGGTGGTCTTCGCGTCGCCGCGACCGCGCTGGTCGGGCCGTTGGGTGCCGTGTTCGCGGCCTTCAGCGGCGTCGCCCTCGTGAAGGAAGCGGTCACGACGTTCGCTGAGTTCGAGCAGCAGCTCGCCAACCTCGCTGCCGTCAGCGGTGCCACTGGCGACCAGCTGAAGGAACTCGAGACGATCGCAAGGGACATCGGCACCTCGACGCAGTTCTCTGCGTCGCAGGCAGCCAGCGGCCTCGTTGAACTCGCGAAGGCCGGTCTCACGGTCGAGCAGCAGGCGGCTTCGCTGCCGTCGGTGCTCGCGCTCGCGACCGCAGGTCAGCTTGAGCTGGCCGAAGCCTCCGAGATCGTCGTACGATCGCTTGCACAGTTCCAGATCGGCGCTGAGCAGTCGGCCCGTGTGGCTGACGTCCTCACCGCCGCGGCGAACGCGTCTACGACGGACGTGCGCGACCTCGCTCTCGCCTTCTCGTTCGTTGGCTCGACGGCCAACGCCGTCGGGCTCGACATCGAGAGCACGGCGTCGTTCCTGTCCGTCCTCGCGAACAATGCACAGAACGGCGCACGCGGCGGTACTGCCCTGCGTGGCGTCATCTCGACACTCATCAGGCCGACGGCCGAGGCGAGCAAGGAGCTCCAGAAGCTCGGCATCAACTTCAACGAGATCGACGTTCGCAGCGTCGGACTGCAGGCTGCACTCGAGCGACTCGCGTCAGCCAACCTCGACGCTCGGTCCGCTGGCATCATCTTCGGTCGTGAGGTCGCGGCCGGTGCCCTAGCCCTCGTTGAGAATACGAAGGCTGCCAAGGACTTCGACACGCAGCTGCGTAACTCGAACGGCACGGCCAAGGCCTTCGGTGACACTGTCACTAACTCGCTGAGCGGGTCGTTCAAGGAACTCAAGGCTTCGGTCCAAGAGCTGTTCATTGTCGCTGGAGAGGACGGCTTCGGCGGAGCGCTGCGTGACCTCGTTGACCTGACCACGGACGTCGTGCGAGCGCTGGCTGGCGTGACTGTCGAAGCTGAGGGCGTGAACGACGCGGTCGACTACACGCTTGCTGTCTTCGAGGAACTGGCCATCGGGTTCGGGGAAACGATCGACGTCATCGGCGACCTGATCGAGTCACTCGTCAACGGCGTGCGTGACGGGCTCCAGTTCGTGATCGGGTTCTTCGGCGATGCGTACGAGTTCATCGAGCAGACGTTCAACGACCTGGGCACGAGCACTAACGAGGTCTTTGGCGGGATCTTCCAGCTGTGGAAGGACTACGCGAACGGCATCATCGCGTTCTTCCGTACCATCGGTCAGGTCGCTGGCAAGGTTCTTAACGCAATCTACGACCAGGTACAGTTTTCACTTGATGCGCTCGACCAGCTGCTGGCCGGTAACGTCGAGCAGGCCAAGACTATCGCCGCCAACTCGGCAACGCTGTTCAACCGCCAGATCGAGGCTGCCTTCCGCGACGTGGGCGGGCGGTTCAAGAAGAACTTCGACGAGGACGTCGTTGGTCAAGGACTCAACCTTGGCAAGGACTTCGCCTTCCAGTTCAAGGAAGGCGTGGACGCCGTGCTCGAGGGTGACTTCGAGTTTGCTCGTCGGGTTGGTGTAAATGTTGATTCACGTCGCGCGGCTCGTGCCCAGCGTGACGCAGCCCGTGAAGCGCGGCGTCAGCGTGGTGCGGCCGGAGTTCCGCAGGGCCCCGGCGGCGACGTAAACGACCCGTTTGACGATGCACGCGAGGACCCAGTCGTCAGCACTCGGCTGCGGATCCTCGATGACATCGAGCGCGAGATCCAGCTCGTCGGCCTAAGCAACGAGGCCCGCGAGCGAGCTATCGCGATCGCTACTCTGCAGGAGCAGGCCGAGCAAGCCTTCGGTCGTCGTCTCGAGGACAACGACCCGATCATGGTGCAGTTCATCCAGCGGCTCGACGAGCTGCAGCAGAAGCGCGAGCTGGCTGAGTTCTTCGATGACATCGGCAGCTCCGCGAAGGACGCCTTCAAGGAGTTCGCGACCGGGGCGAAGACG